CCCATGGCACCACCTCCTGGAATGGGACCACCGGGCATGCCTCCGCCTCCACCCGGACCGCCGGGTATGCCCCCCATGAAGCGGGGTGGTGCCGCCTATGCCAAGGGCGGCAAAGTTGGAATGAAGTCAGGTGCTGAGTCTGGCCCAGGGAGGCTTGAGAAGATTCGTGCCTATGGAGGCAATGCCAGGAAGGGCTGATGGTTAAAACTCGATTCCACGCTCAGCTTGAGGCGAGAATAAAGGAGGCCGTGGAAAATAGGACTGTCTCGATAGCTACTGGAGGAGCCACTGACTATGCTCATTACCGGGAGAATGTAGGTTATATCCATGGCCTACAGGATGCTCTCAAGCTCTGTGATGACATAGAAGCGGAATCTCAATAATGCCCATCGTATCGTCTACGCGCGTCATCGAACTGATCTCGAACTCCAAGAATCCAAAGATGGATATCTTGAAGCATATCGGGGATCTCTCCGGCGCTAAGGTCCACTTCAATCTGGTCTTGGTGGCGACTTACATCCGCCCAGCCAAGACTTCCGGTGGCATTATCAGGCCAGACTCGAATGTTGGCGAGGACGAATGGCAGGGCAAGGTGGGCCTTGTTCTCAAACTTGGCTCCAGGGCATTCAAGGATGATAACGATTTTGAGTTCGGCGAGGACCGCGTTTCGGTGGGCGAGTGGGTGGTTTACAAGGTTGGTGATGCCACGCCCGTCATCCTCAACGGCTATCCCTGCCGGTGGGTCAAGGACTCCAGTATCAAGATGACCGTCAAAGATCCAAACATGGTATTTTGAGGAATCACATGGCTAAGGAACCAGTAGCGAAGGATCCCAAGCAGGGCGATCTGATCGACAAGATCGAGCTTACTGCTCCGTCCGATGCAGCGGAGATTCCAACCCCACCGGAGCCGGAGACCCCAGAGGTCGATGAACCGGAGGCTGAAGATGCCTCTGCTGCACTGCAAAAGCAGATCGAGGCGCTGCGTAAGTCCGAAGGCATCCAGAAGGACCGGGCCGACCGTTACAGGCAGGAGGCCGAGCAGCATCAGCGGCTTGCCAACGAGCGTGGCCTTGAGGTCGAGAAATCCCGCAAGGAAAAGCTAGAGGCCGACCTGGGCACGGTCAGCACCGCTCTGAAGGCCGCGCAAGATGCGGCTGAGGCCGCCGAGCGAGACATCAGGACCGCCGAGAATAACGGCGATGTCGATCTCAAGATCGATGCTTTTAAGCGGCTCACCAAGGCCGAAAACGCTATTTATCAATATGAAAGCGGTAAGCTCGACATCGAGGAGAAGATCAAGAGCCCGCCGAAGACCGAACAACCCGTCCAGCAACAGCAGCCAGTGTTGCCGCAACGGGTGCAGAATTGGATAGCCAAGAACAAAGACCGGATCGATGAAGAGATCTGGAACGACATGAAGGCCTATCATCCGAAGATAATCAGGGCTGGCTATGCTTTTGATTCGGATGAATATCTTGCGGACATGGAAGTCAGATTGGGATGGCGGGAACGGGAGTCCAAAGATGAGCCGGTTGTTCAGCAGCCCCAGCAAAGGACCTCCATTGTGAGTGCTCCAGTCAGCCGTGAAGCTCCATCGACCCCGAACAACGACAGGAGCAGCAGTCAGGTTAAGCTGACTCCGGCCCAGCGGGAATATGCCAAGATTGCCGGGGTGTCCGAGAAGGTCTATGCCGAGCAACTGCAAAAGATCAACAAGATGAAGGCCAACGGCTCTTACGAGCTTAAGGGAGGCTGACCATGGATGAGACCGAAGCCCCAGCCCCGGTGGAGAAGCGCCGTCCCGGACGACCGAAGAAGCAGCCTGTTGTCGAGCGAGAGCCGCTCCGTGAGCCAACCAAGTACAAGATGAGGGCTGCTCCCAACTGGGAGTCGGTAGACCCGAATGCCTCGGATTCTCCGGATCGGCTGAAGATCGACCCATCTTTGATCCCCGAGGGCATGTCGGCCATGTGGGTCACCGATACTGTCCTAGGGCAGGGTGTCCCTCAGCATCGCTCCAAATTCGAGCAGGGCGGCTGGACTCCAATCCATCAGTCCGACTTTGATGGCCAATTCAATGGCATGTTCATGCCCAGAGATGCCGAAGGCGAGATCAACGTCGAGGGTCTTGTCCTGATGATGCGGCCCAAAGAACTGACGGCCAGGGCCGAGAAGGCCGACAGGCGCAGGGCTCAGGAGCAGGTTGCCATCAAGGAACAGGCTCTGACTGGTGGCGACATGCCGGGTGTCAGCCTGGATGCTCGTCATCAGAGTGCGACCAATACAAATCGTATTCGTCGCTCTGTCGAAAGAATTGAGGTCCCGGAATAGCGCCTCTATTGACGAGAGGCGTTATTACCCTGTAAGGCTGTTAACTCGCCTGTATAGGCGAACGGGGGCGATCCCCAAAATCTACACCTCACGCGCTGTGTGGCTTTTCCGTAGCCGGTCGATTGTGATCGTCTTAGAGGAGGCTGCATTGGCCAACACCAACAACCCATTCGGATTCCGGCAGTACGGGCAGCGTGAAGGTTCCGCGCCAACCGCCGGTATGGAACGAGCTTGGATTTCTTCGGCTTACACCAACCCGGTGTTTACCGGAGATGCGGTGGTGCGAAGCACCACGCCGAACGGGGCTCAGTATCTGGTGTCGGGCGGCAGCTCGCAGGGTACCGGAGCCACCACCCTTGGTGCATCGGTGGCCGTCAACCAGGGCATCTTCCTGGGCTGCAAGTATTACAATTCGAACGTGGGCCGCACCGTCTGGAACAGCTATTGGCCGGGGTCTGGCGCATCGGGTGACGTAGAAGTCTACGTCTGCACCAACCCGGAACAGCTTTATACGGTGCAGAGCACTTCCGGTGCGGTTCTCGGCTCTTCCAACATTGGCATGATTCTTCCGCAGTCCACGCTGCTTTCGAGCCAAGGCAATACGCTCACCGGCATCAGCAATATGACGGTCACTTCCAGTCTCGTCACCGGCCTGTCATCTGGCGGCCAGTGGATGATCGTGGATGTGTATTCCAACGTCGCACCTCCTGGCGTCAACGGCACCTCAACGACTGCCGAGGGCCTTCAGATCGTCGTGGTGCAGCCGAACAGTGCCATGCGCCGCACTCTGTACGGTGTCGGTGGCGGCTTGGGTGTTGCTTACTCAAGCTAATAGGTTTCTTGCGACCCTTCTGGGTCTTAACGCCGGTCGGCAGGAAGCCGACCATACCCAGGAGGTGAGGTTAGGGATAAGGATGTACGGCGATGCCCGTCGCACTTGGACAGATTCGTGACCTTCTGCTTCCTGGCCTCTGGGGTATCAGCGGCAAATACAACATGATCGAGCGTCAGTGGCCGAAGATCTTCCGGCAGACTGACTCCAACATGGCCCTGGAACGTCGCGCCGCGATGCGCTTCCTGGGCTTTGCTCAGCTCAAGACGGAAGGTGCCCCGACCGCATTCGACAACGGTGCCGGTCAGCGCTTCGTCTATAACGCCGAGCACTTCGAGATCGGCCTGGGTTATGCGATCACCCGCAAGGCCATTGACGACAACCTCTACAAATCAGAGTTCGGCCCGTCCAATGACGGACTCATGGAGTCCTTCAAGGAGACCGAAGAGATCTATGCCGCCAACATCTTCAACACCGGATCCACCTTCAATACTTCGGTGCAGGGTGACGGCGTGGCCTTGTTCAGCTCCTCGCATCCGACCGATGCCGGTCTGATCTCCAACCGGCCATCTCCAGATGTGGACCTGAATGAAACCTCTCTGCTCAACGCCTTGATCACCATTCGCACCACCTGGACCGACAACGCCGGTCTGAAGATCCATGCCAGGGGCCGCAAGGTCCTGATCCCACCGAACCTGGAGCCGATTGCGCTTCGGTTGTTCCGTTCCGAGCTTCGTCCGGGGACGACCACCAACGACGTGAATGCCATCCTGGGTATGAACGATTCCTTGAAGGAAGGGTTCATGGTGTTCGACTATCTGACCTCCGGGTTTGGCTGGTTCATCCTGACTAACCATGACGGCCTGATCTTCTTCAACCGCAAGCCGTTCGAGATGGATATGTCGGTCGAGTTCACCACCGACAACCTCCTGGTCAAGGGCTACCAGCGGTATGTGCCATCGTACTATGACTGGCGAGCCGTCTGGGGCACCTACCCGACAAGCTGAGGAAGTCATGATCTACAATACGTTTCCGTTCAGGGTCTACAGCGCGGTTCAAGGTGTAACCTTCAATTGCATCTTTGTGCCGTTCGGGACCCAGGCAATAGTGACTCCGCTCTGAGAAGGAACAGACCATGGCCCAATCCGTAACACTTGCGTCGTCAGCCGGGACGGCTGCGATAGTTCTGAACCCGGTGGCCAGGACAACCACGGTGATGTTGAGCCAGAGCGTGGCGACATCGACTGGAGTCATTCAGATCGACGTATCTCTTGACGATCCGTCGATTCCTGGCGGCCCCGCTACCACTTGGGCGTTGCTGAGTTCGGCAGCCGCGATGACTTCATCGACGGTCGGGTCTCTGATCTATACCGTCCTGACGCCGATTGCTCAGGTCAGGCTCAACTCGACGGCCAACAACACGGCCAACACCTTCACGCTCAAAGCCCTGCAATCAGTCTCGGCATAACAGGAGAGATTTATGGCCAATCGTCACAAGGCCCAGGCTTTTGCCAGGGGCGGCAAGCCAGCCCTCTCCTATGGCAACAAGGATGTTTCCGCCGCCGCCATGAAGGGCGGCACCAATCCCGGTATCACGCCGATCCAGAAGAAGGAGGGCGGCAAGGTCGAAGGCAAGGCCTCCGGTGGCCGGTTGGACAAGCGGGCCAGGGGCGGCAAGATCGGCAAGTTCGCCCGTGGTGGCTCGCCGTTCTCATCGGCCTCCAAAGTAAAGGGGTAGGTGGTCCCGACAGCTACGCATCCGGTGGCGGGACCGATCACTGGATGCAACATGCTGTGAAGCACAAGGGAGCCTTACGCCAAGCTGCTCATCGGGCCGGTGAAAGCACAAGCGAGTTTGCCGAGAAGCACAAGAATTCACCTGGGGTAACTGGCCGGAGGGCGAGACTGGCTTTGACTTTTGCGAAATTCCGCCACTGAGGTAGCAGATGCCCTACGCGACAGTCACTCTGACCTCAGCCTCGACCAACACCTCCCCGGTAGCCAACCTCAACTGGATTGGCGGCAAGCCCACAACGGCTACGGTCCTGGCGACTTCGGTGTCGAGTGGTGCATTCACTCTCCAGTATACGCTGGACGATTTACAGCGGGTTCCATCTACCTTAGTGGCTTGGTTTGGTGTCAGCAGCGCGATTGGGCAGATCGGCACGATCTTTAGCGCTTCCGGTGCTTATCCAGACGGGGTGACTTATACATTCCCCGGTCCGATTGCTGGGCTCAGGCTTTTCTCAAGCGCGGCGAATAATGTCAACAATGGCCCGATCTCCCTGAAGGTCCTACAGGGTGAGGGCTGGTGAGCCGATGTCGGTTATCTATAGTCCAACCATCATCGATGCGCGTCTACAAGGCGTTGTAACTGGGTTAGGGAATGCATCGCACTTACTTCTAAATGCAGGTGGAACCACGGTGTCTACGATTCAAATGGGCAATCCAGCCGGTACCGTCAGTGGCGGTGTCCTGACCTTTGGCGGAACACTGCTGGATACGTCCGCCGCTGGCACCGGCAATGTAGACAGCGCCGTCATCAACGATTCCCTGGGAAACTTGGCTATCTCCGGTCTAACGGTGGGGATACCGGGCGGCTCCCAGGACATAATCATTAGCAATGGGCTGAATTCCACGTTAATTACTGCGGGGCAAATCGTTGCATTGCTCTCAGCACAAATAACGGGATCCTGATTCATGCCCAAGCTCACCGAAACCACCAACGACCAGCTTCACAAGCGCGGCCCTGGACGGCCTCCGAAGGCCCAAGCCGAAGGCAACGGCAGCTTCCATCTGACTCCTCCACATGAGCCTCTCCCTGGAGAGTCGTTCGAGATTCCAACCGTGACCTATTCTCCACAGGTCAATTTTACTCAGATCAATACCGTACCAGTTTCATCCGAGGAACCGGCAGCCGCTCCAGCCCCGGCGCTGAAGATCGCCTTGATTGGCACCGCACCCTCCAGCCGGATGCTGGCCCCCTTCAATGATCCGACTTGGCAGATCTGGTCCTGTTCGCCTGGAAACATGGGCATCGTGCCGCGTTACGATGCATGGTTCGAGATCCATGGCAGCCTCTTATGGCCCGAGAACAAGCACTATGGCGAGCCCTACATCAAATTCCTCAGCGAGCAGAAGTGCCCGGTCTACATGCAGGACCAGCGCTATTGCAGGAATGCTTTGACCTACCCGATGCGGGAGATGGTCCAGGAGTTTGGACCGTATTTCTTCACCTCGTCGTTTTCCTGGATGATTGCCCTGGCGATCAGCAAGGGAGCCACCGAGATTGGCCTCTACGGCATCGATATGGCGAGCCGCGACGAGTACATCCTGCAACGCCCAGGCATCTATCATTTCTTTAATGAGGCCAAGAAACGTGGTATCAAGGTCTTCGCTCCTTATGAGAGCGACATCATGCAGCCTCCGGGTCTGTATGGATATTCTGAAGTGACGCCGTATGGCCGAAAGATGATCGCCAGAGCCATGGAGTTGAAAGCAAGACGCGACGAAATGGTGAAGCAGCGTGATGCTCTGATCCAGAACATCACCTACATCGACGGCGCTATCGAGGACAACGACTACAACCAATCGATCCACGGCGGGATTCAGAACAATACTCACCCGGACTTGATGCCGACAGAAGGCAGAACATAAGGAGACCGAGATGGCTAACTATGGCGTGACCAATTCTACCAATAACGGTGCCGCTCAGGTTGCCGTTGCGGCTACTGACATTACGCTGGTGGCGTTGTTTGCCAGCACTATTGCTCCGGCACCGACGATTCAGCTTCGCCGTGGCAAGATGTATGATCTTCTGGTTGGTGCCAACGGTACCCCGGCGGATAACTCTTTGTCCTGGATTATTCAGAGAGCGACCACTGGTTCGACTCTAACCGGAGCCGGAATGGCATCTAGCAATGCTCTTGGTCTCGATCAGGCTGATAGCACACCAGCGTCTTATGTCTGTGCTAACTCATCGGTAGAGACTGCTTATACCGTCGTGACAACCAACGTCCCTTGGTATGTGGCAGTTAACCAACGCGCTTCGTACCGTTGGGTAGCGGCTCCAGGCTCCGAGATTGTTTGGCCAGCCACTAGCTGTTCCGGGATTATTGCTCGTGTCAAATCGGTCCCATCCGGTTACACCGGAACCGCCACCGCATCGATCATGTGGTCGGAGTAACTAATGCGGAATCCAGGCGGATACGCCACGATAGTTTCCCCGGCGGGGTCTGTTGCTAACTTTGACAGATTCCGCTGCGAGACCATATCCGCCGGGACCTACGAGACCGATACCGCGACTTGCGGCCATTGTAACAGTGTCCGCCACATCAAGGCGATGCGGCCTATGGACGAGTTCGGCAGCTTCTGCCGAAACTGCATGAAGTACACCTGCCCAACCTGCGCTGATGGCCCCTGTATTCCGTTCGAGAAGAAGATCGAGGCCATGGAAAACAGAGACCGGATACGCCGATCCTATGGTCTCTAGATGGCCAGGACAGTCTTTGCCGAGAGTGTAACCCCGGCATTCTTCGTGCCGCCACCGGCTGTGGTAGTGCCAACTTATCAAGGCCCTGGCGACATTCTCCCAGGGGCTCTCGCGTGGTATGGACTGCGTGGCTACGCCGCCACTTATTCAGGTAAATGCATAGATATCTCAGATGCATCCGGTAGCAATTTTCAGACGATCAATATCGTAGCTAATCGCTTAGATGTAGCATCAGTTGCTTTTTGGTCCGGTATTTTTGGACAGCCATATATAAACGTCTGGTGGGACCAGACCGGCAATAATGTCCGTCTAGATCCCTTTACGCCATCAGGTTCTCATCGTCCTATGTTGGTCTTGAATGTTTTGAGCGGATACCCTGTCGCTCGGTTTTCATCCGCTAACAACACGGCACTGACCAACTCTACTGGCTTTACCCAAGCCCAGCCGTTCTTTGTTTCGTGGGTGGCGCTGAAAACCGGCAGCAATCCTTTTAGCTATGTGGTGACAGATAGCAGCCTCGCTGTGGTCTCGGGTTTTGGCTTTAGCCTGAATCATATCATTATGTATGCAGGCAGCGCAGCGTCAGTCAGCGCGACCGACAATACTTTCTATGCTGTCCAGCAGAATTTCAACGGCAATACAACATCAGATATGATGATCGATGGAGCGTTATCGTCAGGGCTTAGCCCAAGCACCAGTGGAATGTCTGGGCAAATTTATGTTGGAACTGGCGACCCTGTAACCGATACTTTCGACGGCGATATCTTGGAGCTTGGCATCTGGGCTGGCAATCAATCCGCCAACGAGGCAGCGCTGAATTCCAATCAACACGGCACCAACGGGTATAACTTCTAATGAGACGCAAACTGTTTGTTCAGAGTGTAGTACCAGCGGTCTTCGTGCAGTCCACGGCTGTCGCGCAATGGAGTACCATTAACAAGAACATCGACAATTCAATTTTCATGACGACCACAACCAACGACACTATGGAGCCGATTGTCGGTGGTTCCAACTCAGTAGGTGGTATCGGCGCAGTCGCCATGAGTGGCACTCAAAAAGTCTATCTGCGGTTTCACGTTGTTATGCCAGGTTTCAAAACTTGTGTTGGAGCAGCCAACCTCACCTACGCTCCATATAACGGTGATCTTGGTGGCGCTATCGGCTTCAGCATTCTAGCAACAAACACAACTGGATTGTACCGGAATCCTGGAAGTGCCCAGGACAACACGAGCATCTGTTCTCCAGGCCCCTCCAAAAACTTCATTGTCAACATGGCCTACGATCAATTCGCTGGCCTTGTTTGGTTTGACCAGGGGTCTGGGTGGAACGACCTCATGACTCCACCGCAAAATCCAAATGGTGGTCTAGGCGGTGCTGCGGTCGCAGGTGGACCGTGGAATTACATCGCGGCAAATTCTTTCAGTAATACTGACTACATTCAAGGCCTATTCACCGATACGACCGGTATGCCAAGCGGCTACTCACTCCCACCAGCGGTCTGATCCATGACGATTCCAATCGAACAGATGGCAGTGAAGTGGTCTGGTCGTCCGACGCTCCTTACGCCTAGGACGTTGAATAACACCATCAGCGATATGTCCTTCAACGTGAAGGACTTCGGCGCAAAGGGCGATACGACAAATTTTCTAGATGGGACCGATGACACCGCTGCTATTCAGTTGGCGGTCAATGCTGCCGGTAATACCGGTACAGCATCCGCAGCCGGTGCAGAGGTGTACTTCCCTGCTGGGATGTATAAGGTATCGGGACCGATCAACTTTATAAAAGGGGCACAAGTCTGTCTCCGTGGCATGCCTCTTCTGGGTACTGCTATCGGTGGCTTTTTCCCCGACTACATCATTAACAATCCGCTGACGGGAAATACTGGCCTTGACGGCAATGGCTCAACCTTCGTCTCAGGAGCTGGACTTGGTTCGATCTCGAATATCAGTTTTTCAAACGCTTACATCAACTATCTAACGAGCTGCACTTATACGAGCCCATCCGGCACCGCGTCATGCTTGACTGCCACCTGTACCGGGACGACGCTGACGCTTCACGACCACCCCGGGTCATGCACGAATGCTACCATTGCGGACGTAGGGACCTCTCCGGTAGTCCATACACTAACTCTTACTGGTGGCGTCATCACAGGCTCGTTTGTTGTTGGGCAGTTAGTCACAGGAGTTGGTGTTACAGCAGGTAGCATCATTACTGGTGTTCTTTCTGGTAGCGGAGGCGCGGGATCGACTTACTCACTAAGTGCGGCATCCACTGTCTCCGGCATTACCGTTAATACAACCGGCATCATCGGCACCTTCGGCATTGGCCAGAGGGTGGTTGGAACCGGTTTTCAACCCAACACGATCATCTGCGTGGTTCTTTCCGGTTCTGGCGGTGCCAACTCGACCTACCAGATCAATCTGGGTGCCACCGTCTCGGTCGAGACGCCGATCTCGTCCATAGAAAGTGGTGTGGTTACGTTCGGAATTACGAACTCGCCATACGTTGGACACACCATCCAGATTGGCGACTACTTCCACGTCTTTGGCACCTATCCCAGACCGTACAACAGTCGCTATGTTGCCTGCACCGGAACAACAGGAACCACCCTCGTCGGCGGCGGTGGCATTGTCTCAAGCAATAACTTTGCCGGTGGCGATCCTGGAACGGTCACTATGCTTGGCTGCGTTGGAGGAGGCTGCGTAAGAACGGATTATTGTGTTCATACCTTTATCGAGAAATGCAATTTCAGTGGCGTTAATGGCCTGCATGCCGGAGGCGGTACCGGCTACGGTATTATCGGCAACGGTGCCTACAACTGCTTTGGTCTTTCGGTCCGGGACACCGGATTCACCTCGGGTTTCTCGAATGGAGAGTACGGAACAGTTGGGGCATTCTGCGGCGAGGCTGATTTCTACAATTGCTCAGTGTTCAGCTATGACAAAGGCATTGTCCAAAGCGGCAACGGCTTTGGATTTTCTTACGGTCAGATCGAGACCGACAACTGTGGCATCGTTCTAGGATTGGACGATCAGCTATTCCCGGCGACTGCCGGTGCTTCGGTCATCATGGCCAATCATACCGAAGATGTTGACATCGCCGTCGACATTGTCGGATGCAACAATCTGCTCATGGTGTCCAACCAGTGGGCATCAAATTGCGCTGGTAGAGGAGGTCACGTCCCCTTCTATATTAATGGCACCACCACCTCCGGCAGCGCTACAATCACCGCTATTCCTACAATCGTTATAACCGGTGACACAACGATACACTCACCGCGAATTACCAATCTCTCCGCCTCGGTGAGTGGTTATGAGGGAATGGCAATTTCGGGAGCTGGCATTCCAGCGGGTTCGGAAATTCTTACATCAGATGCTGGTGGAACTGGTTTGACGTTCATCAACACGGCGGGAGGAACCGGCAATTCATGGAATGGCGATCCGCTTGGTGCGAGCGCTACGGGTAGCGGCATTACCATCACGCTTACTGTTAATGCCGGTATGAGAGTGGATCCTTTTTCCAAACAGAGTGGATCCATCCCAGGCGCTACTGCTATTATAAGTACGACCACACCATCTGCCGGTGTTTACACCGCTTTGATGACCAATGCTGCCACGGCTTCAAATACAATCTCCATTGGTTATTTTACGGGTTGTACTTACACCGTTAGAGTAGGTGGCCTACAAAGCGGCGAATTCATCGGTAACAGTATAGGCGGTCCTAATAGGTATGCCGCTGTCGGCATCGGTCACTCGAACTGTAGCTATACCTGTTTCATCGGAAATCAGGCGTCTTCCAATGGCGGCAGCGGTGTCGATTGGGAGGTGGTGACGTATCCAAACTCCCAGTCGGCGGCGGGAATAACCTATATCGGTAATAACAACCCGGATATGTCGTTTGATTTTCAGTCCCTCCCCGGTCAGCCAGGGCAGACGCTGGGCCACGCTGACATGCAAGGAGACATGGAATTTTCCATTAGAGACTCCTCCAACACATCTACGATGCTGGCAATCACTGGACCTAGTGGCGTTACGCCGACCGTTGGTTCGCATCGTAGAATACGATCAACGCCGAGACTTGCTTGTACCATCACTCGTTCCGGCAGCACTGCTACAGTGACAACTGCGGTTGCTCATGGGTTAACTGGAAATCAGGTTTTGACTATCACTGGGGCGCTTAATGACGACTATGGTAGCGTCAGTCGTCACTATAATGGATCCTATGTCTGCGATTGTACCGTTGCAGTCAATCAATTCAGCTATACCTGCTCGGTATCACCAACACCGCCACCAACGCCAGCGACCGGCAACATTACCTACGCCTATTGGATAGTGGTGGGATAAATGGCAGCTCGCCTTATCGATGAGAATGGAGTTGTCGATTTCATCGATCAGAACGGCGTGATGTGCTTTCTCGATGAGAGCGGCAACTACACATGCGATCCTGGCGGCGGGGGAGGCGGTGTAACTGGCAGCGACCTCAACATCGGTGTCCCTCTGTACGAGGATAATGTCATAAGAGTCAGGCGGGTAACTCGTGGGTACTAGGACTATGACTCATGAAAAGCCTTTCCATCGTTGCTGGGATCATAGACCGTGGAGGCGGTCTTCGAATCGTATTTGACGATCCTCGTGGGATCCAAGGCCATGTTGGTGACGGCGAAAGACTGATCATCGTTCCTGGACTAGAGGTTGACGAGGACCACACCGGCTGGGACGACCAGTTATCTCTCGTAGATAAGGTGATACGCTATATCAGGGACTTAAAATGATATGGCAAAAGTCTTCCTTGTCAACGGAGCTTCCACTCCCTGGTCCACTCCGAGGGATATGATCGTCAACACCAACTTCATCGTTGAGTTGGTCGGTTGCGGCGGTACCGGTGGAGTAGGCGCAACCGGCGTCGGATCT